CTCCTTTTGTTTTTGTCTACCCTGTTGCGGGTGGATCACTGGGGGCATAATACATAATTGGTGGCCCGGTATAAAAACCGAGAAGAAAATCCTCACCAACTGCACAATATTTTGCTACAGTTGCTTGATCGGTGCCTGATTTTGACCATAACGTTTTATATGAATGAAACGTGCCAAAATTTGCAGTTGAACTAGTAATGTTAGCATTCTTCGTAGATGCAAACCTGAATGGTATATAAAACGGAAATTCCGCTTCCAATACAGGATTAATATCATCTGGTTGAGTAACACCTCCATCCCAAAAATGATCATATACAGCTGAACATTGTGCTGCAACTTCATTAGGATTACCAGATCCTGCTACAGCAGTAACACTTGATATCGTATAACCAGAATTAACTCCACCTAATCGCGACAAAGAAGCGAGTTGTGGGCCATCTGGAGACTTAATATTTTTTACGTATTTCCAACGCAAACCTCCTCGACGGACTGTAAAAGCCGGAGTGAGATAATTAAGCAATGTTGTGTTACAATAATTATAAGGTGTACTAGCAATTGGCACATTAGTTAAATTAACTGCACCAGGTGCGTATCCCCTATAAAAAGGAAAATCCGGAGAAGTGTGCACAAAGAAACTCAAGGCATTGGTGGTATTCGCCACACAACTATGGAAATTGTATCTCTTCAAGCACTGTCGAAATGAAGTAACTGGATCTCCAAAATATACACAATACGCTCCATCAGATGGATTTATCGTAACTGCCATATCTTCAGAAGACATTAGTTTCATTGGTTCTACTTCATTGATTGTAAGATCAGCATCAGGTTGATTCATCTTTTCCGATACTGTTTCTTCACCAGATTGTGTTGACAAAACATCTTTCATACGTGGATAAATTTGTAATTTTGGACGTTGTATTGAAGGATAGTTTTGTTGTTGATTCTTATATTCTTCAGTAGTGAGTTCCGAGACTTCCGTCTGCGTACTTGCAAAAGCTTCAGAACCATCAGGGTCAAAAAAGACATACTTACTGATAGTTTGGCTTTCTGGTGCTACGACTTGGAAATCGTCTCCTGTAGATACGAAGACATTTATTTCCACATCATTATTCACTGTAGAATTGGGTGTAGTCAGTTCATTAACAACATACACTGACAAAACACCATTAGCAAAGAAATCATTGATGGATGTAATCGGCGTGCTCCCAAAAATGAGAGAGTCAACTCCTGGTGTAGAGTGTCTTAGAAACGCAGTTTGATTACCCCAACCAATATCCACTGTAAAATCACGCTCTTTTGCAAGATCTATGATATAAGTGTAATTGGTATTGTATTCATTACTAGCTTGATAGACTGGATCATACACAATCTTCAAGCGCCCCTTATGGAATGCAGATGCCACAATTTGAAACCTATATTTCATGGTTCCACGCCAAAATGAAAATGGCAAAGCAGCAAATGCACATGCTGTGAGATGTAATTCATCACCAGCAGTATCCCAGATAACAGGATTCACCTCAGTATTCCAAAGGAGAGTTTCCGTGGGATCTGAGACCTGCCATCCAAAAGTGGTAATGAACGATTCTCTTTGTGAAATTGATGTAATAGTCATTTCATCAGTTCCACCTAATCCCATTGTACGCGGATCAACGCACAACTCTTGTTTTAAATCCAACGTTAATTTAACTGATGTATCTTTAACATTTGCATTGGCTAGATTACCAACAGGAGTAGGGATAAAAGGGACTCCGGTTTCTACATTTACAGGACGAGAATAACCAAAGAGTCGAGCAATTGATGCAGTTGCACCTGCTGCTAACTCAGTGGCTTTCGCGTATGGTCCTATAATTGGAATATCAGTGAGGCGCTTGGCAATGCTCATCACACTGTTGGCCATACCGGAAATAGGGCCGGGAGCATATTCATCTCCAGATTGTGGAGTAAGATTGGCAGGCTCAAGCGAAGTGGGAATCGATAGCGAAACTTCTTCAGCCCATACAAAAACAGAAATGGTTACATTATCATTTGCTCCATTTGCATGTTTTAGGCCTGTAATTTCTTGTAGAAATATTTCTCCCATACCTTGCCAATCTTGAGCTGGAATGTTTAAAGCATTCTCATACCAACAGAAAGGAAGAGTTAAAGTTCCTCCCTGACTGTTAGTAGGATCAAGATAGACATGGGGTCGTTGTGATGCTGAAATAATATCTGAAATAACACCGGAACGGGCAACGGTAAAGTCATCAAGGTTGAGCAGCGGAACATAATTCGCTATAGCTCGACCATAATGAAAACCATTTCCATTCAGTACAATTCGACATTTTAATTTGCATCGCAACAAATTATAATTGGCTATACGGTTTATGACTCTCACATTTTCAAAAAAGAGAGACCATGGATTAAAGCCATGAAATAGTGGAGTCCCTATCTGCCAAGAATAGGAAGCCACCTTAATGGGACGGCTGAAGAAATTGCTTAATTCAGCCTCGGACGAATCTGCTTGTGTATATGTAGAATCAGGATAACTATCCACAGTGTAATCCCATTGCGGGGACTGATCACTGAAGTGTGTTACCTGATGCTGTGATTCTAGAGATTCTTGATTTATTGATACATTAAATTTATTATTATTTTGTAAAGAAGTGAGTAGTATATACAATTGTGCGAACCCACTCAGTGTCACACAAGTCAAAATTTCTGTTAGGAAGACCATTCCTCCCCCTAAATAGGGGTATTCCACGAGGGGAACACTAACGCCGCAAAGCCTAACGCATATATACAGAAAGAAGAAAACATATATACGTATGGTAACCGTGTACGGCATGAATTCTTTGGTTTAATGATCATGATTCTACGATCAGAGGGATAAGTTTAATGAGATTCCAGCTCAGGTTGGACAAGTTTAAAGAGATTCCGACTCCTGCCTTGTGATATTGTATTTTTCACAAAACGCGTCAATACAGTCATAATACGACTGCATTAACATGTTGCATCCATAAGCAATATCTGCGTCATTTGCAACAGCTCGCATTTGTTCACGACGTTCTTCATAAACGTCACGACCATGTGCGAACCATTCTCGCAAAGCTCCGTCGATATTAGACATGGATTGTTGTGTTGTTGTTACCGCCTTCGATTTCAGGACTGAATGAAGACTTTTAAAAATTGAGTCTTCAGACAAAGCTCCTAGCTCCATACCAATTTCTGGCACATAAACATTACTGCGCTTCAAAAAATCTGCGTCAGCATCATTCATGTATTCAGTAGGAATAGATGTTTTATCGGGCATGGTCAACACAATGTCATGTTCTTTGAGAAATTGACTATATGTTATATGATTTAATAAAGGATACTGTTCTGCAACTGAACCTTTAAAATCATCTCCATAAGTAGCCATGGCGCACACTTCACGAAAAGTGTGTTTCGCTTCCGGATACACATGATAGTAAAATGAACGTAAAAGCAATGAATTATTATTGCTATTCAAATATGCTGTCATGTTAATACCAGAAGGAGTTGAACCCATTAGCTGAATCAAATCTCCATTATATGCTGTAAGCGGATATGCGACATCACTTGCCATTCCTTCCATAATGCGAATAGCGCGATCAGGATAATTGCAATGGCGTGCAATGTCAATAAAACCTCGAAAGGAGACGAAATTGATTTGTGCAGGCATGCGTAAATCATATTTACTATAGTCTCCTGCAAGGATACGATCCTTACCAAACTTGGTGATATGATCACACAGTGCTTGCCACTCTGGTCCCTGCGCATTAATACCAACCATACATTCCGAAATTAATGGGAATATTGATTGGATACGCATTATGGGCAAAAAGTAGCGACGCACCAACAATTGGAATGCAAT